TTTAACACCTATTCCAAAGCTGTCACCGTACTTTTTATTTTTAATTTTGTACATATCTAATTCCAAAGCGTGAAGCATGGCTAATTTTTCATACTTGGAAACTTGTTTTGTATCAGGCTTGTTCGGTGTCCACTCATCCAGCTCATCGCATTGAGAGCAATCGAAATATGTCCTGTAATTGTCGCAGTTATCGCATGTTTTAATCATTTTCTACCTCCCAAGAAAGTTTTTGACCGCAATTTGCACAAAATTTTTCATCCACTAAATACTCATATCCACAAATTGGACAATTATAATCATACGAAGTAATCTTTCGATTACCTCTCTTCATACCTTGCTACAAATAATGGACATCCAACTTGGTTCTCAGCATAATCTTTTGGTTTTGACTTAAACTCCTCACAACTATCTTTATTGATATTCTTCCTACAATCAAGACATTGAGGTCTAAATATCACATTGAGTTCCTCTGGTTTCGCTTTGAATCTCTCTTGACTCATTTCTTTTTCGTTCATTATCATCACCTCTTATCTATTATATAGAAGAATAGATTAATCTGTAAACTTCTTATCCATGGAATGTGCTCTCATCTTTACTACTGCTTTATCTCCCTTGATTTCCACATCCATAAACTCAAGTCTACTACCTACATTTAGGACCACCTCTGACTCATCATGGTTATAAGTTATAAGAGCATTAGCACCTTTGTCAGCATAGATTTCGAGTTGATACTCTCTGCCGGTAAATACATTTCGGTTGATGTTATAACTCGTAGATATAAAACTATTTGTCTCAAACATTGCGCCTGCCACATGAGATGTAAATTCCTTTTTAGCAACCGCTTTATCCACTTGACCTCTCATCGCTCCCCTTATCGCTCCCGTGATTTTATTGGCAACCTCTGGATTTCTGACTACTAAATTGACCATTCCCTTAAAAGCATTTCCACCAACAAATCTCACGAGTTTGGTACTTTTATGGAGATTTGGAGCCTTATCAATATAATCCTTAAATGCTTCAATCTGATTTATTCTAATTTTATCCCAACTGTCTGGTGATACCCTACCGGATTTGATATCCTCATATCTACCACTATATAAGAATTCATTTATTCTAAAACTATTGCCGGTTGCTATATAACTTCTATATTCATCCGGCATATCATAATGGTCAATATTAGTGCCACCATAAAACGCTTTCATAGCTTCGATGACTTCCGCTCTAGTCATAGGCTCATACTCATCAGGGTCAAATGCTTTTAATATCTCATCTGCCACCAATGCCTCAGTGATAGAAGATGCCATATCCATGCCCTTAAACTTTGCCCTCTGAGCGGTTACTTTTTTCTTAAATGATTCCGACCCATATTTCTCTACCCAATCGAAGAACTTTAGATTTTCGCCAAGTCTGATACTCTTGCCGGCACCATCATCATCTCTTGCTATCCTATCCTCAATCAACTCTCCTATATCATCATCATCGAAATGAGGAACTGTGGTTGACCGACAATATGGATGCAATGGAGGTAGATTGACTCCTACCTTTGCTTCTTTAATCTCGAAGACCTCTCCATCAAGCTCTCTACAGATATCAGAAGTCCTGCTATCAAGAGTAGCAAGATATCTGTATTTCTCAACTATACCGGTATCCTTATATGCCTGTAGACTCCCTTTATTGCTGATGTAATTGATTTCGGTACGTATTAGTCTTTGAGCATTTGAATAACTCACATTGAGTCGGTCTGCAAAATCTCTTGCTATATCATTAGGACCTCTACCTCTGACAAACTCCTGAGATAGCATCTGTTCGATATTATCGGTAAGCTTTTTCTTATCTGCCCATATTCTATCACTGTAATTCTGACCTAACCATTTTTCTCTGATTGCAGTTTCTAATTGCTTACCACCGGGAGTGGTAAATGATACCCCAACCCCTGCTCTCTTTTGAGCATCAAACATGGTACTAAAATATCCATCTTCGAAAGCATCCTTGAGGGTATTACCAAGACCTGCATTATATCCAGTAGATAAAGTCTCAATATTATGTCTGATATTAGTAACTAATTCATCCATCTGTGATATATATGCTCTACCTGATAACTTCTTGAGATAATCCCTATACTCTGCCGTAAACGCCTTATCTCCGAGTCTTTCTACCTCATCAAGGTATTTCCTCGCTTGCTTTTGGAAATCCATCTGCTCATCTGGTTTGAGTCGTCTTCTTGCTGATGTGAGGGTAACCCCGGTCTCATCTGAATGCCTTTGATAAAATGCCTGGACCTCTTTTCTGATTGACCGGATGGTTTCTTCATATGCTTTCTTTAATTGTCTTTCATATTGAAATGCTGATTTCTCATTCTGTATCAGATTGAGTTCAGACCTCTTCTCCCAATACTCTTTTGATGATATTGCGGGCATTATTCCTCACCGCCTTCGTCTGAAGCCTCCTCACCAAATCCTGGGACTGCTCCCTCTCCCATGACCTCTTGCATCTGCTTCATCTTTTCTTCATTCTCTTTGCTCATCCTATCGCCCTCTTCTTGAGCATCAGTAACCCAAGGATGATTTGCTCTGATGGTCTCATCACTAATAATACCAACACTGTTCTTGGCATCTGCGATAATCTCTGACTCATTTATGATTCCGTCAGTATTGAAGATGATATCAAACTCAGTTTCAAGGAAATCACCAAGTCCCTTATTTAGTAAATCAACCTTGATAAACCAAATCAGTTCTTCCAGGGATGCGGTAAACTCATTCGCCATATTATCTGTATCAGTATCAAGGTCTGCGTATCTAAATTTAAGTGCTACTCCTGATGCGTTACCAAGACTGACTTCTTGAGTATCAACCCCGCTACCTGCCTCATATATATCTTTCCTCAATCTATTGAGATGACTATCAAGGGCATCAACATCAAGTGGGGTAGTCAATGCTTTTACATCACCATCACCGGATACAAAGGCAGTTCTAAATATATTCAGATTCTGCGTAAACTCGGTCTTATCGGTACCATCATAATTCTTGACCACTTTGATTGAGTCTGGAATATCTTGTAGATTGTTTGATGTATCTGATGTATTGAGGTCATAATCATCAATAAGTGATTTGACTAATTTGAGCAAGCTCATTTCATCAGCATTATACTTAAATGCTATAAATGGTACCTTATCCCAAGTCATTTGAACATTAGTCATAATAGGATTGTTATCTTCATCGACCATTACATTACCATCTGCATCCATAGTCTCCTGAGGGATGATAAAATGACCTTTGACTCCTTCTCCTTTATCTGGGTCTGGTTTTAACCCTCTATCAGTTTTCTCATAATACCATACGCCCTCAGTAGTATGATACTCTACCTTGATGAGTTCCTTCTTGACGCCATCTGGTAGATACTGCATAATAGTATAAACTCTCAATACTGCATCAAGGATAGTGTGGTCTGCATCTGCCCAAAATGGAATAATCTCTTCCGCTGGAATCCTCTTAAACTTGAGGTTACCAAGTCGGTCATAGTAAATCTGTATCCATGCTAAACCATTGACCACTGCATCTCTACCAACATTCTTAATCATCTTTAGGAATTTCTTATCAAGATACTCACCAAGCAATTCACTAAATTTATCATCATCACATTGAACACTGAACTCTTTACTCAATAGATAATTGACCTTTTGATTAGTCAATTTTCTCATAAAGGGGTGCTTCAGCTTACTATTGGCAAGATTTGTTGCTTCCTGTCTGACCCCTTTTCTATCAATGTAATATCTTTTACGGTCTTTGATATCATTATCATTTCCGTAATAGTCTTGAGCGGTCAGCATGAACTTTCTGGTATCACTTTCCTGCCATTCATTCAGATTGCTAAATAAGAAATCCTCTTGTGGTTTCCCACTGTTTGTTAATCTGCTTATCTTGCTTTTGAGTCCAAGCATCGCATTTGTTTGGAAATCTGGAAAAATCATTGCGTTACCTCCTTTTAGTTATAATTTATTATATCCCATTGCTTTTGACTTATCTACCTGAAAAAACGACCTCGTATACTCGCGTCTACATCACTTTATTTTCCTTCTGGTATCATAGGTCAGGGTGTTTTTTGCCTACCAACTGAA